TTAGTTATTATAAATTTAGTATTTAAGAATTCTATTAAGTAGTTTATTAGTTATTATAAATTTAGTATTTAAGAATTCTATTAAGTAGTTTATTATTAACTTTTTCTAGTAGGAATTATTATATGATTTTTTTCACTGATAACATGTATTCTATTTAATCATTTACTTAATTATAATATAGTTCCGTTTTCCAATGTTTACATTATAACATATAAAATACAGTTTGTAAACCAGAAAAAAGAATTATTTTTAATTATAGAGAATTATTTTTGTTTTACTAATCATAACAAGGAGATATAAGTGGCTATCAAAAACTTCGTATTAGACACCAACGTAATAATTTCAAGTAAGGACGCTATAAAGACAATTATGAACGGAAACGATGGCGGTGAAGCAAATAATATATTCATACCATATACGGTTTTGGAGGAATTAGACTGTCTTAAAATGAATACAAAACTCAGACCAATGGTGTATGAGGCATTTGAACAATTAAAAGAGTATAAAGATCATATCAAATTTATAGGTAATAGAGAAAAGAAAACACCGGATAATAAAATACTGGATGAAATTCGTGATGCCGAACTTGAACTTAATTTAGGCGATGAGAATACAATATTCTTAACAAATGATATCATGCTACAGATAAAAGCAGAGGCCGAGGGTATCAATCCACAGGAATTCAAAGATTCAAAACCATATGAATCCGAGAGTCAACAATGTGATGGCTTTGTAAACGTTGATGAGGGTGAAAAGTTTTTTCCGAACTGTTTCTACTGGCAAGATGGAAGGTTGATGTTTAATGGAGTAAAAGAAGTACACACTGTACCTGATCATGCACCATGGAAGATAACACCTAAAAGTTATTACCAAAATGCCGCTATTGATCTGATGAAAAATGATGAAATTAACCTCGTTACGATTCAGTCAAGGGCCGGTCTTGGTAAAGCACAACCATTAGATGCCAAAATATTAACACCTAATGGATGGAAAAAAATGGGTGATTTACAAGTTGGTGATATGGTTATAAATTCACAAGGAGAACCGACAAAGGTTTTAACAATACACCCACAAGGAGAAAAGGAAATATATAGAGTATTATTTAATGATAATAGTAGTACAGAATGTTGTGATGATCATTTATGGTTTGTTAGAAAAGAATATCATAAATACCAAGTAAAAAAATTAAGAGATATAAAAGATAATCTATATAATGAAAAACGAAAAAGATTGAATTGGTTTATACCGACAGTATCACCAATAAAATTCCAAAAAAAACCATTACCAATAAAACCATACTTGATGGGGGTTTTATTGGGTGATGGTGGAATGACAACAAGTAATGTAAGTATAACAACAGTAGATAAAGAAATAATAGATCATTGTAGTGATATATTACCAGATGGGTTATATATCAAACATATATGTAAACACCAATATCATATTAACATGCTTGATAGAAAAATTGGTGGTAAAAAAGATATTTTTACAAATATTATTAACAAAATACTATATGAATTAAAATTATTTAAACTGAAATCACATGAAAAATTTATACCAGTTGATTATTTATATTCATCTATAGATGATAGGGTACAAATACTCAGAGGATTGATGGATACAGATAGTGGTATTCTTAAAGATAACAGAGTTGAATATCATACTTCTTCATCAAAATTAAGAGATGGTGTTATTTTTTTGGTGAGATCGCTTGGAGGTAGGGCATATTTTAATAAAAAAACACCATATTATATCTATAATGGGATGAAAAAACAAGGTAAGGAAAGCTATACTGTTAGAATAACATTACCATCTGATATTAACCCATTTTTCTTAAAAAGAAAGGTTAATATATATAATGGTTATAAGAAATATCCACCATCAAGGGGAATAAAAGAAATAAAATATATTGGTAATAAAGAAGCACAATGTATCACGGTTGATTCAGATGACCATATGTATATCACAGATGATTTTATCGTCACCCATAATTCATATATATCACTGGCCACGGCATTGGAACAGACATTCGAGAAAAAGAAATATGAGAAGATATACATCTTTAAAAATATAGTAAATATTGGACAGGGGTTGGGTTTCCTTCCAGGAAGTCTTGAGGATAAGATAGAACCATACACCAGATATATGGTATCATTAATTCAAAAACTCAGTGGTGTCAGAAAATTGAGCGAGAGAATTATGGATGCTAATGGGGTTATTAATCCACATTACATCGAGATTCTTCCTCTGACATTTATCAGGGGTATGAACATTGAAGATGCATTTGTAATCATCGATGAGACACAGAACATTTCTCGACAAGAAATGAGAGCACTTCTGACAAGAATGTGCGGTAATGTTAAGGTTTGTTGCATCGGGGATACGTCACAGGTCGATGCTATGTTTCTCAATGAAATGAATAACGCTCTTAACTGGACTGTTAAATTATGTAAAGGTCAAGAACACTATGGTCATATAACCTTGAAAGGTAATAAATCAAGAGGCCCGATCACAGACATGGTTCTTAAAGTAGGATTATAAATGCCAAAAAAACTAACATGTAATCATGTGAAAAGAATGATCGAAAATTGTGATGGTTATATACTATTATCATCGGAATATATTAATAATCATTCAAAATTAAAAATTAGATGTCCTGATGGTCATGAATATAGGGCAACTTATAATGATTTTCAAGCCGGTAATAGATGTCCTTTATGTGCTAAAAATAGAAAATTTACATATAATTTTATAAAGAAACATATAACAAAAGAAGGATATATACTTTTAAGCGAAGATTATAAAGATACACATTCAAAATTAAAAATTAAATGCCCAAAACAACATATTTTTGAAATGGGTTTTAATTCATTTAAACATGGACAAAGATGTTCTGTTTGTTATGGAACACCAAAACATACATATGAATTTATCAAAGAGCATATAGAATATTCTGGATGTAAACTTTTAAGTAAAGAATATAAAGGCAATAAAAAACATTTAAGAATTCAATGTAAGAATAATCACATATTTAAAATGAGATGGGACTGTTTTCAAAGAGGTCAGAGATGTAAAGAATGTAGTATTGATAATACAAGAATGAAACATGAGTATATAAAGGAACAATTTGAAAAGGAAGGTTATTATTTACTTAGCTGTAAGTATAAGAATAATCATTCAAAATTAAAAGTTCAATGTCCTATTGGACATAAGTATATGACAGCATATCAAAGATGGTATAACGGTAATAGATGCCCTATTTGTTATGCAGAAACAACATCATCAATACCAGAAAAAGAAGTATTTGAAATAGTTAAACAAATATATGATGGGGGTTTGATTGCTAACGATAGAACACAAATAGTCAATCCAGAAACAGGATGTGGTCTTGAGTTGGATATTTGGCTTCCAGAGTTAAGAAAAGCAATTGAGTTTAATGGTGTTTATTGGCACTCATCATACTATACTAAAAGAAAAGACAAAATAAAGAAACAACAATGTGAAGAAAAGGGTATTGATTTAATGATAATATACGATTGTGAATGGTTATATGGCAAAGAAAAATGTCTAAATAAAATAAATAAATTCGTAGGATTATAAATGCCAGAACTTGAATTTGAAAATGAAAGGAGAGTAAAAAAACTTGGTGTTCAGTATGAATATACACCTGATCAGATAAAAGAATTGATCAGGTGTAAGAAGTCTTGTTTGTATTTTGTGAGTAATTACGTCAAAATATATAATGAAGATCAAGGCATTATTTTATTTAACCCCTATGACTATCAAAAGGAGTTACTTGAGAATTATGAAAAGTACCGTTTTAACATCGGACTACTCTGTAGACAGTCAGGTAAGACCACTGTAGTTGCGGCATATGCGTTATGGTTTGCTATTTTTAATGATAACAAAAATATAGGTATCGTTTCAAATAAAGAAGATAGCGCAAAATCATTCTTGGCACGTCTTAAAGAGATGTATGAATTGTTGCCAGGATGGCTAAAACCTGGGGTTATAGCATGGGCCGAGACATCTGTAAAATTTGAAAATAAAACAAAAATAAGAATCAGCGCCACAAGTAAAGATTCTTTCCGTGGCGAGCCAATGTCACTCGTTATATGTGATGAGTTAGCTTTCGTTGACCCGCAATGGAAAGCGGATGAATTCTGGGCGAGTAACTATCCTACCATTTCAGCTTCAAAAACTGCGAAGATTATTATCATTAGTACACCAAATGGTATGTATAATAAATTCCATGAACTATACTCAAAAGCCGAGAAAAAACAAAATACATTTGTTCCTTACTTCGCTGATTGGACAAGGGTTCCTGGAAGAGATGAAAAATGGGCCGCTGAGCAGCTTGCCAATCTTGGACAGATCAAATTTGCACAAGAATTCTCCTGTAAGTTCGTTGGTAGTAGTTCCACAGTTCTTGACCCACCCACAATTGAGCGCATTTTAAATCAAAGAATATATGATCCAAAATTATTAGACCTTAATAATAAATTCAGAGTATACGAAAAACCAAAAGATGGTTCCATATATGTCATTGGGGTGGACGTTGCAAAGGGTACTGGTGAGCATTACAGTACGATGCAAGTATTGAAGATAGTGAGTATCGACCCTCTTAAAGTTCAACAGGTTGCTGTATATGAGGACAACATGACAGACGTGTACCGTTTCTCTGAGATAGTAAATAGGACATGTTATTACTATAATAAAGCCTATTTAATGATTGAGAATAATGGTGAGGGTGCTCCGGTTGTAAATCGAATATGGTGGGAGTATGAAAATGAATATCTGGTTTGTACTGGTACAAAAGCAAAAGACCTCGGTATAAGAGCAACAAAAGCAACAAAACCAATTGCTGTTCTATTCATGAAAAAAGTAATCGAGGGGAAATCCCTTAAAGTTATAGATTACAAAACGATCAAACAGTTATCATCATTTATTGACAAAGGGAATAATAAATTCACAGGTGGTGGACAGGATGATGATTTAGTATCTGCGTTGTATTGGGCACTATATATTTTCTGTATGGATGTCCTCGATGAGAAGTTTGAATTTAGAAGAGAGGAAGCAGAGGATGAGGGATGGGGGATTCTAAGTGATGTGGATACGGAAGAAGAAGAAGTTGATTGGTCTTGGATGAGAGAATAATAATATTTTATATAAATACTATTGAATAATTTTATTTAAAAGGATAATAGATGAGGTTTCATAAATTCATAATAGAGATGGTCGCACCTAGACAACGGGATATTGCTAAGGTCTATTAACCCAGAAACAGGTCGAAACCTCGAACTGGATGTATGGCTTCCAGAGTTAAGAAAAGCAATTGAGTTTAACGAAAGATATTGACACTCATCTATATATGCCAAACAACATGATAAAATTAAAAACAACAATGTAAGGAAACAGGTAATATTATTAGTGGTTAAGGGTAATTATGTCAAAGAAAAATGTCTAAATAAAATAAAAGAATTTATAAAGGGATAATAAACTATGGCTATAACAAGACAAGAACTCAGAGAGCGGGTTAAACACAGACTTGGATACCCGATGGTTAAGGTAGAAATTTGTGACACACAGATAGATGATCATATAATATATGCAAGGGATAAATTTATAAAATGGGCTGTGGGTAATGCACGACAGGAACATTTCCTAACAGTAATGTTAAGAGGTGGTCAGAGTATATATGATATGCCACCTGGGGTTACTGATATTATCAGCTACGATGATAAGGGGGTTGGTAACAGTGGTGGTATAAATACACTTTTCTCAATCGAGAATTACATGTACAAGAGCGGTATGCTTGACAGTTTTTTTCATAGCGGATTTTCATTGGTTGAGTATCATATCGCCCTTGACTTTCTTGAAACCTTAGACAGATACATTACGACAGATTATAACTGGAAATATCATAGACACACAAACCAGTTAGAGATATACCCAGCACCACCTGTAAGTGGTGGTTGTTTATATGATACTAACGGTTTATTGGTTGATTCCCCAGGATTTGTACTGGTAAAGACTATGATGATAGAGGGTGCAACCTTACCAACATATACTCCAAGTACATCAGGAGCCTATAGAGTTGATGAACAATTTGAAGACGCTCTTTGGGACAAAGATTGGATCATTGATTATGTTACGGCAATGTCAAAAATAACATTGGGTATGATCAGAAGAAAATTCGCCAGTTTTTCAGGATTAGGTGGCCAAGGTATAGCTTTGGATGGTTCAGAATTGATAGGTGAAGGTAAAGAGGAAAAAGCAGACCTCGAATTAACACTTAGAAATGAGGAATGTTATGATGGATACGGAATAACTTTTGGGTGAGGAATTATATGAGCAGATTACATAATTATATGACAGAGGGAAATGGTAAGGTTGTTAAGGTTGTAATATTAACATCCCGTAGTGGTGACAATACCATAAAAACATCAGCTGAGAAGTTTGAAGAATCTGCCAAAAAGCATGATATGACCCCATATCTGGTATATTCTGAGGATGGGTATATATCAGATGATAAAGTAGCTACCATCCACAATATTGATGATAAGAAAGGGTTTAAAATTGACCCAGATAATACAGTTGTCATCGCCCGTGGTGGTGTTCTTTACACAAAGACAGGTATTAATCTATTACATCAGCTTGAAACCCTTGGATTTTTCTGTGTGAATACAAGAAAATCTATGGAATTATGTAGCGATAAATATAAATCAATGTTGATGTTCAGAAAACTTGGAATAGACACACCCATTACTCGCATAGTGAGTTCTCAGGAAAAACTTGAGGTTGTTATAGATAGAATCACCACATTTCCAGTTGTTATTAAGACAATATCTGGATATGGGGGTGCTGGGGTGTTCAAAATCGACTCAGTGGAGAATTTAAGACCGACACTACAGACAATATGGAATATCAGTGAAGACGAGGAGATGCTAATTCAGGACTTCATAGAGAGTGATGGTGACATAAGAATTCATGTTCTTGGTGGTGAGATCATAGCCGCAATGAAACGAGTAAAACCGGATGATGATTTCAGATCAAATTATTCTCTCGGTGGAGATATAGAATCAGTAGAAATAACAGACAAAATGAAAAACATGGCAATATTGGCAACGAAGGAATCTGGACTTTCATGGTCTGGTGTTGATATTATAATAGATAAGAAAAATAATAAACCGTATATGGTTGAAATCAATGGTTCCCCAGGAACAGAGGGGATTGACAAAGTATTAAAAACTAAATCAACAATCGATATTGTTCTTGAATTTATTAAAGATAAAAATAACTGGGATAATTAATAATGGCTTGTAACTGCAAAGACGTATTAAAGGGGACACCGCTATGGAGCATGTACGATGTCACAGAAGATAACTGTGAACATGCACTGTATGACTCTATAATAACAGAGATGACAGATATTTCTGGGTTTCCGGTTGAAATTTATATACCAATCAGAACATTTGACCCATTATATGGTGAGGATGCATCAGAGAATTTATCTGATCCTGTAATGACAAAACTGATATATGAACCATCAGAGGGTTTATCGATCACAGAGGCATTTGGTATTACCAGTGATGAGACATTACAATATGCTTTTATTCCAAAATCTACATTCACCAGAGACTTGAGTGCGGCCTATTATGCGTTGGCCCCATCTGGAACTGATGTATTGGTTGTTCCAAGGCCAGGACTTGTTATTAAGACCCTATGGGATAATAGAAATTATGAAGTAGTTGATGTTGGTAAAGAACAGAACATCTTCCTAGCCAAGAAACTTATCTATGAATTCATCTTGAGACCATTCAGATTTAGTGAACAATCAGACACACACAGAGAGATACACACCGGTATGGATGCAAGCACATTTGAAACACATGTTACAAGTGGTGGCGATGCTCTATCCGATTTTATAGAGAATGAATATGGGGATAATGATTTTATTGAAACAGAGTCAAATAAGATTGATAAATATCAGGACATTGACGAAAAAATGTTCGGAAGGTAATTAAATGAGACTATTAAACTTTTTATCAGAGGAAGAATCATTCAGTCAAAAGTTGGCTGGTATGAAGGATTCAATTCAAGCACTGAGAGATAAACTTATAGAACTTGAAAATAGTCTCGGTGATGCCGCTGATAATGATGAAACTAAGAAAATACGATCTGAGATGGATACTGTAAAGGGTAATATAAAGATCGCAAAGCTAAAACTTGAAATGACCAAGGACAATGGAAGACTTAGCAAATGAAATTCAAGCAATACCTAAATGATATTAATGAACCATCACCCATGGATTTATCAAATATATCACCAAAAGATATTTCTGGCCTAACAAAGAAGGATTGTAAACCATTCCTGAACAAGACAACGTTATATATGTTCAGAGGTATAAAAAATTCAAACGGTACAGATATTTTTAAAAAGTTATAATGATCAATAAGTTCTAAAACTATAAAAGGTAGATAATGAAAGACCACTATTTTTATAATGCACTAAGAAAAACTATTATACAATTTCTTGATCTCTTCAATGATATAACCATTGCCAGATATGCAACAGATGGTGAAATACTGAAATACGTTTCTGTTCCTGTTAAATTTGCGCCAAAAACCCGTGGTTATTATTTTCAAGAAAAGGAAACAGCAACAGGAGAAATTATCCATGATAAGGTTCTCCCTATCATTGGAATAAATATGACAGGCTTGGAGTATGCATCTGACAGAGCCGTTAACAAAAACTCGAATATAACTTCAAGAAGAACTCAGAATGATATTTCAAGATTTTTAAATCCGGTTCCTTATGATATAAGTTTTGAAGTAAAGATAGCAGCTCAATATGTTATTGACATAACACAAATCATCGAAAATATTTTACCATTCTTTGACCCGACAGCATTTATAAGAATAACAATTCCAGAGTTGGATATCATTGATAGTTCAGAAGAGGGAGCGGCAAATCTCGATCTGAAAGTTATATATGAAGGATCATCACCTGAGATGCAAGTAGAAATTGACGAGGCCAATTTTAGGGTACTAGAATGGACACTGACATTTAAAGTTGAAGGGTTTATGTTCAAACCTCTCAAAACAGAAGGTGTTGTCAAGAAGGTTGTCAATAAGATTTACACCAATGAGACATCATGGGTATTACGTAACAGCACAACACAGGGAGCAAGCGGTATAGGAAATGATGCCGTTGAGATATTAACCTTACCGACCAGCGGTGTTAAATATGATGAGGAAGCAAGAATACTTTACAAATACGAACTCTATGAGAAGTTCGAGGAATAATAAATGAAAGTTAATTTAAATAAAGCAAACCCACAGAATTATGAGATCATATTTCCAAAGATACCAACAGAGGAAACAATGGAGGGTTCTACAGAATTAACCATCAATATCTATGAGTCTGTTATACCTTCCCTCACCATGGAAGCAACCCCTCGATATTGGCAGGGTGGTGTTGCTCAGTATGAGGCCGGTTCATTGACATACGAGCCATGGTTTGTAAGGTTCACAGTTGATAGTGAGTTTAAAAACTGGCTTACACTATATAAATGGATGCTGAATATAAATAACAATAAGAATAAATTTTCTGCATCGAGAGAAGAATACGTTGTGGATGCTACACTGAAAATTACAGATAACAACGGCTTGGTGGTTTTAAAAGTGGATTTTATAAACGCATGGGTCAATATGCTGGGTGAGATCACGCTGTCTCAGAGAGAGGGTTCAAGAGATTTGATTGCTTCATGTAACTTAATGTATGATAGGTATCAGATTTCTGGGGTTTAGTCCTTAACTTTTTTATATAAATATGGTATAGTATTATTATGAAACTTATATGGAATAATATAGATAACATATATTTAACAAGAAATAACACCTTTGCGATAAATAAGAAAACAGCATACATATATACATGTGAAGAGTGTGGTGATATATTTACAGGAAGAAAAAACACTGTTATATGTAGTAAATGCTCTGTTATAGGTGCTAAAAACCCGTTTTTCGGTAAAAAACACAGTGAAAAAACAAGAAATATAATATCAAAAAATAGAAAAGGTAAATGTGTTGGATTAGAACACAAATTTTATGGAAAACATCACTCAAAAAAAACCATAGAAAAAATGAGTGGAAAAAACCATAAATTAAGATACGAAAAGGGCGGTTATCCAAATTTTCAGGGTGGTTATTGCACTGATAATATTCCAACATATTTAACATATGCTCATCAATTAAACCCATATGGTGTTGATTGTAGACGATCACCCAAAGACAATAACATTCTTGAAGTAAAATGTGATTATTGTGAGGGGTGGTTTATACCTAAGAAAACAGATGTTAGTAACAGAATACAATCAATTAAAGGTAATTATATCGGTGAGAATAGATTATACTGTTCTGATGATTGTAAACAAAATTGTCCTGTGTTTGGTCAACAAAAATCCCGAAAAGGAGAAAAAACATACATATCAAGAAACGATCAAGCGGCACTAAAGGAGTTGGTTTTAGAGAAATATGGTCATGTATGTGAGAAGTGTGGTGAAGAAGCAAACCTTATCTGTCACCACATAACAGGTGTGGAAATAAACCCAGTTGAAAGTGCAGATATTGATAACTGTGTTGTGTTTTGTGAAAACTGTCATAACGGTATACATAAACAGAACGGTTGTGGGTATCATGAAATGATAAAAAAAGAATGTAAGTGAAAATTTTTTATATTTTTTATATAAATAATATAGAGAACAAGTATACATAGATAATAAAGTTTGAACAAAAAATAAAATTCAAGTCCTGTATAATGAATCTTATATGGGCACAAAAAGGAGAAACATTATGCCATTTTATTTAAGCCCATTAGTTGATGTCAATGAGATATCATTGGACACAACAATTCAAGGAGTCGCTACATCAATAGGTGTTATAGTTTTAAGAGACACTTACAAAGGCCCAGAATTAAAGAAACAGTTGCTAACAAGAGAACTGGAATTAGAAGAAGTTTTTGGTAAAGTAACCACCGATAGAGATTGCTATCGTGATATGCTGAACGCTAAAGGATTCCTGAAATATGGATCATCACTTTATGCTACAAGAGTTTTACCTGTAGCGGCAACGTTTGCTGGAACAAAAGTAACCAGCGCAGGTACAGCATGGGAAGCATTTTCAACACCTCTCACATTGGCTGATCTTGATAGTGCCGATCCAGACAACCTCGGTGACGATGTTACAGCAGATACAGCACTTTGGGTTATCGCTTCATCAAGAGGAGCATGGGGTAACAATGTAAGAATTGCTACTCTTACAAAAACCTCACAGAATGAAATGGTTTCCGGTGGTAATTCACTTTGGGCAACTTATCCAGTATTCGCTGATATCGACTCACCATTAGTAGAAGACACCGATTTCTTGGTAGTTGTTCAAGAGATGCCACAGGGTGGAGCATCATGGATAACAAAAGAAGTTCATAATGTATCTACAAAAGAGTTGGCCATCGATGACCAAGGCAATTCCAAATTCGTAGAAAACGTAATCAATCAACAATCTGCTTACATCAGAGTTGCTATGTCAGCGGCACAGACAGAACAAAACTGGACACTTGATTCAGAATCATGGGTAGCCTTGACAGATGGTGCTTTCACAGCATCTACTGTTACAGAAGGAACAATAATGGAAGCCCTTGACCTCTATGCAAATCCAGAAGAAATAGATGTTAATATCCTTATCGATAGTGATAAACCAGTTGCGGTAAAACAATATATGATTCAGATCGCAGAAAGCAGAAAGGACTGTATGGCAATTCTCGATCCACCAATGGAACTCTGTGTTAATAACAGAGGAAATGAGGCAACGGACTTGAGAGATTGGCGGCGGGGTCTTGGAGCATTTACATCTGATAACTTGAATGAGAACACTTCATATGCATCTTTATACGGTAACTGGGCTGAGATATATGAGAAAGACACCAAAAAGTATCGCTGGATTCCATTGTCAGGTAATGTAGCCGGTATGTATGCAAATACCGATGATGTTGCCGAGCCATGGTTCGCACCTGCCGGTCTTAACAGAGGTGTGCTTACAGGTATCAGAAAACTTGCTTGGAACCCAACACAGGGTCATAGAGATATTCTTTACAAGAATGGTATCAACCCAATTGTTCCTTTTGCCGGTCAGGGAAAGGTTATTTGGGGTCAGAAAACATTACTCGATAAACCAAGTGGGTTTAATCGAGTTAACGTTAGACGACTTTTCATGATTCTTGAGAAAGCGATTGCCACATCTAGTAAATACTTCCTATTTGAGCCTAATGATCCGGTAACCCGTACTCAGCTTGTAAATATGATTGAGCCTTTCCTTAGAGATGTTCAGTCAAGAAGAGGTATTCGTGCATTTAAGGTTGTCTGTGATGAAAGCAATAATACTTCCGAACGTGAGGCCAGAAATGAGTTGTGGTGTTCGATCATCATCCAACCAACCCGATCAGCGGAGTTTATTGTACTTAATTTTGTATCAGTAAAAGATGCATCACAGTTTGAGGAAGCATCACAGGTAGCATAAATAAGATTTAAAGTAAAAAGGAGAAATAAAAATGCCAGGAAAAGACAGTTTCAATATCGACAATATGACAAGTAAATATCGTGATTTCGCACGTTCATACCTGTATTATCTAACAATAGACAATGCACCGGCAGGTTTATGGGATACAAAGAATTATCCTTTTCTTGTAAACTCAACATCCGCACCACAATCATCAGTTGGTGAAATAGAAACCAATTGGCAGGGTAACGTCTATAAATTAGGTTCAACTCGTACATTTGAGGATTTCACCGTTACGTTCAAAGTTGACACCAAATCTGATGTTTATAGAAATCTGAGAAAATGGGTTAATTTAGTACATGATCCAGAAACGAATGTTCATGGAAACCCCGCTACATATGCAAATGCTATTATATCATTGGAACATCTTGATGGTAATGGTGATCCAATTGCTGTTTATAAATTGCATAAAGCATGGTGTAAAACATGTTCGGGTATCACATTTGATTATGGTACAAAAGAAGTTGCCACTTTCGAGGCTACATTTGCATATCAGTATTCAACAGAAGTTTAAGTTTAAGATCAAAACATTAAAATGTAAGGAGGAAAAATGTCGATAGATATTAAAAGTCTTATTAATCAATATGATTTTACTTGTGTTCTTCCGAGTACACAAGAAGAGATACGTTTCAGACCGTTAAATACCGGTCAAATGAAAAAGTTATTAGTTTATGAAAACAATGAAGACCCTTTTGTTATTGAGGATATCATTGATGATATTATCAAAGGATGTGTTATAACAGAGGGGTTTGACATTAATAAATTAAAACTTCAAGATCGGTTCAAATTATTACTGGATATTAGGATAAAATCAAAGGGGGTCAGTTACTCGTTTACTTTAAAATGCCCTGCTTGTAAAGCAAATACCCCACAAACTGTTAAACTTGATAAATTAAAAGAGAAAAAATTTGATAAGGATAACAGTGGATTGGTAATGTTAAATGACAGTATATCAATAACACTTTCCCATATAACAAGGGGTATGCAGAAAGAAGCACAGGAACTTGTTAGGAAAATTCCAGAACTAACATATACGCAACAGTTAATGGAAACAGTTACATATTCTATGGCTTTATCCGTAAAGTCTGTTCTTGCCAATGGCGAAGAAATCAAGGACTCTCCTCTTGATGATATTGTATTTGTTTTGGATAATGTACCAGATGAAGAATTTGCAAAGTTGAAAAACTGGTATATAGATAATGATTTTGGAGTAGTGTTCAAGTATAAGCAAGCATGTAGACACTGTGATTATGTAAAAGAAATTGATATACCAATATCAAATTTTTTTACATAATTCACATACTGTGTTCGGACGCATCTCTGGATAGTATTATTCAGGAACAGTATCAATTGGCGAGGGGTTCCAACATATCTATCTTAGATAGTAATAATATGCCAGATTTTGAACGGAAGATGTTACTCGGTATGTTGCTCAGAGATTTGAAAGCTGAGAAAGAACAATTCGAAAATTAATTTAATAATAACCCACTTAGTTTACACTAACGGATCATTAGGGGTCTAAAGGGCATAAATACTTATGAACCTTTAGACCCTTTTTTTATTGGTGGAGAGAATGGATAAACAACTATTAAAAGAGATGTTGAAAACAAAAGAAGCTGAATTAGCATCTATTAAAGAGCAAATGGTAGATATTAAAACCCAGCTTGGGTTGCTTCATGGAAAACCAAGTTTTAGACTTGGTGACGATGCTGAACTTATATCTAAAAACAAGGCACTGTTGGTTGGTAGAGATGAGAAAAAACTTGAAATAGAGGCATTAAAAGAGCAAATAAAAGGTATTAAATCAAGTAGATCAACTCCAACAAAAAGAACACAAGAAATGACATCACCGGAAACCCCTGTGGTTAATATGGTACAGGATAATGTTGTAAAAGATGCTATGAGTTTTTTCCATCCACCACCGGAAGCCCCTGTAAATGCAAAAGAATTTCTTGGAGTACAACCAATTATAATAACCCCAAGATCAGACCTAACACCAACAGGTGACCCAACTAAAACAGTCCTTGGGGATTTTATTGGTTTTATGAAAGGGTGGTTCAGTGGTGATTTCCTTAGATATTTCGGAGAAGCGATTCAGAAAGGTTTCGACACCGTAAAATCTCATTTTAATGAAGTTCTCGGTGAGTTAAATAGTGATATCATAGACCCAATAGTGGATATAACAAGAAGCACATTCACGGGTTTCATGAAAATGTTTGGTATGGATGCAGAAAGACGCAAAGCCATGTGGGGAAAGATGTTTGAAATGATAACAACCCAAAAGATTCGTGATAAACTTAATGATATGAAAGAAAAGAACCAGATAAGTGGTTTTGGTATACTACTGTTTGCTGTAGGGGCCATAATAGGTGCTGTTATTGGTCAATTAACCGCTCCATTTAGATTCCTTGGATGGTTAGCCACTAGAGTCCCTATTATTCAAAAGGGTGTTGATATGTTTGTTAAGGCATTTAAGGGTTCTGGATTCATTGGTAAGATGTTCAAACCTCTTAAAATGTTTATAAACTTCTTTAAAAAATTTGGTGGTATACTTGCAAAAGTTCCAGCGTTAAAGATATTTGGGTTAGGTTTTATATCAGGATTCAAGAAAATATTCTGGCCATTACAAGTAATCATGAGTGTTATTGATTTTGTTAAAGCATATCAATCAACAGAGGGTGACGTAGGAACAAAAGTAATTGCCGGTATAAAAAACGTTGTTATGAAATTCCTTGAAATGCCAGTAAGATTGCTTGGATGGTTGTTTGAAAAATTCCTTGGATTATTTGGTGTTGAAGTTACCGGTACGGGTGATAAATTAATGGGGTGGTTAGGACAAGCATTTGATATGTGGATCGGATATATTAAATTCATGTGGAAATGGGTTGTTGAAAAACCAATAGAACTTTTAAAATTTATATTTGAAGGGTTGAAAAGTTTTCTTGATGATTTTGGTGTTACGGAATGGGTATCCGGTGTCACAAATACAGTAGTTGATTTTTTCACAAACATCAGCAACACCATAGGTGATGCATTTAAAGAGTTATGGGGTGCTATTAAAGATAAAGATATCCTTGGTTCTATAATGGGTATTTTTTCAAGTAACAAGAAAGAAGAGGCTCATGGGGCCGCTCTTGGTGGATTTGTTAAAACTACAGGTCTTGTAAATGTTCATGCCGGTGAAGTGATTGGACCTATTGAAAAAATAATTGACTCACCTTCAAAAATCATAACAAGAACAAAAAATGAGATCAACGAGAAGAAAAATGAAATAGAAAAACAAAAAATAATAACCTCTAAAAATTTAGAAAATATAATTAAAGAGTCAAACATAAGAGTTGCTGATGCCATAGGACAACAAACAGGTGAACTCGGTAACACAATAAATGCAAATGTAGTTCAACAGAGTCAATCAGGTGGTAGTTCAAAAGAATCAATACCAGATGAAATAGAGAACTTTGGTATCTTACTTATGAATAAATCATGGGGAATGGGTTAATGAATAATAGATGGCCGAGAATATATCCAGTTGGTGGTGGAGAATCAACATATGGTGGCAAAGACACTTTATGGCTTGAGTTTGAAATTCTTAGAATTGAACACCAGAATTTTGATGTTCGTGAGAAGGGTGGTATATCTGTTTTTGAAACAGGTGAGAAGTTTTATTTATTAGCACCAAACGAGTTTGGCTTAAATGTATCACATAGATGGGGTGATGATAAGAATATAGGGGCGAGGCTCTTAGAGAAGGTTGTTCATTTAAAACATGAAACAAAGGAAATAAAGGCAGTTTATAAATCAATAGATAATTTATTATCAAATTCCGGTGCGACATCCTTAAAAGCTGGGCTTGCAGGTGCAAAAATACATGATTTTCAGAGAGTAGATGCACCGATGATGTATACTGATTCAGAACACAGAACATATATATTTGATTTTATTTTTGCTGATCAGGGAAAAATATATGAGGATGTTTATCAACCTATTGATATGTTACAAAGATATTCCAGTGCTGTTGATATAGACCAGACAATTAAAATAGAACTCCCACATATTTTTAAGATAAGAACAGTTGACGGTAATAATCAAACCAAAAATATTATAAATGTTGATAGAGCCGCTGTAACAAGTATGCAACCGGTGTTTAAGGGGCCATATAGAGATGGATACCCAACACAGGCAACTCTTTCCATAACCTTTGTTGACTTATCGCCATTGTTTGCGAGTCAGTGGGGGCCAGGAAGGAACAGAGTAAATGTTACTGAAACAAGTAAAAGGGATTCAAGTAATGCACATGAAACCTTGCCTGTAAGAACAAACGGAGAATATGGGGTTAAGAAATAATGGCGGTTATAAAAGAAGATAAAACATTTATAGAGCTAACTGGTAGTAGTTTACCTATAACATCAAGACTAAGAATGTTCAACATTCTGAAAGATACCGACGGTACGAGATTTACCAATATATTCAGGTCTTTCATTGTTGATAATGATATAAAAGATAATGATGATTATTACACCCTACACCTTGCAATCGTTGATGAGTGGTGGGATAATGTATCGTTTCGTTATTATGGTGCGCCAGATTTGTGGTGGGTTTTATGTTTGATGAATAATGTTATAAACCCATTTGAAGATATTGAAGAGGGTCAACAAATAAAAGTATTAAAAGAACAATATTTGTATATATTATTCAACGACATAGGAAATCTATCTGAATTATAATGACTGATTTTAAAACAGAAAACTCAAGACTATTTTCCATATCAATAACAACATCTGTTGACACATACCTTATTGACTTGGCTGAATTAAAACAACTCTATTTTATAGAAGACATATATTCTTTTTGTATGACAGGAAAACTGATATTCAAAGATACTCATGGTATATTCGAATTTGGTCTAATGAACGGTACAGAACAAATCAAAGTATATTATGGAGAAGAATCAGATAAGGTTCTTGATTTTTACGTATATAAAATAAATGAAATTAGCGGATCATCCAGCAGTAATATGTTTGAAAGAAATATGATAGAGGTTGTATTTGTTGATAGATATTTTCATCTACTTCATTCAAAACATCATAGCCTTTCATTTAAGGATGAAAAATATACAGATATAGTTAAACAAATAATGAAAGAGCATTGTGGTGTTAGTACATACGATGTTGTTAATGATTGTAAAGAGAAAATACCATATTACAGTACATCATATAACACACCGGCAACAAATATAAAATGGTTGATGAATAGATGTTCTGAACTAAAAACAAAACAGCCAGGATATCTTTTATATAATTCAACAAAAGATAAGTCATGGAATCTTACAACCCTCGAAAAATTGTTACAGCAAAAAACATTAACAAAACCAGAGGGGTTTAAGGGGATATATACTTTCACCACAGAGAACATTTATTACATAAATAAAATACTCTCATATAAAATAAACCATTTAGATCATAACTCAATAAAGTCACTGGTCAGTGGTAATTTACTGGGCTTCGATCCAAGTAGAAAAAAATTCTTAAAAAGAGAGTACACATATAAGGATGGGATTAACAGGTTTACCATACTTGGAAAGCAATCACTATTTCCAAGTGACGTGGAGTATATAGAAACAAAACAACAGCTTACAGGTGAGGTAGATGAGAAAATAATGGATAATATCTATTTCAGTAATTGGATTAAAGAGTATTGTATGCAACAGTTGGTGGTTATGACTGTGAGAGGTCATGAAGACAGACATGCAGGTGGTATGATAGAAATTGAATGGCCATCCATAAATGCAGACCACAAGATGAATAAAAATATGATAGGAAAATATCTTATAAAATCTGTTATTCATAGTTTCGATAACTCAGGCGATTTTAAATATAAACAAAAACTTATATGTATTAAAAATGGTTATTATGAGTCAGATGATACGAGATTGGTTCCAGCTGTGAATAAAAATATAGGAAAACAATAATGTTAAAAGGAAAACTCGAAACATATCAACAGCAATCAGATAATAAATTCTATGGTATATACCGTGGAGTTATTGAAGATAGAGATGATCCAGAAAAAAGATGTCGTGTAAAGGTTCGCGTATTTGGAATACACACCGATGATATAAATAAAAACCAAACAAAAGGTGTCCCAACAGATGATCTACCATGGGCAGAGCCGTGTCATGGTCTATTTGAGGGTTCTATAAGTGGTTTTGGTTCGTGGGCTGTTCCTCTACATGGTAGTCATGTATTCTTATTTTTTGAGAACGGTAACCCTACACAACCAAGATATTTCGCCACATCATCAGGAGTACCAGAGGAAGTACCGGATAAAACAAAAGGATTTAACGATCCAGATGGTGTTTATCCAAGACCCGATAGAATTGGTGAATCAGATGTTCACAGGTTAATGAGAAGTGAAAATATAACCGAGACACTTGTTCAAACAAAAAACGATAATCTTGACGGTAAAGATACCCCAATAGAGACAGCTGACAATTTAGCTGATTGGAGTGAGCCAGAGAGCGCATACGAGGCCGAATATCCAGATAACATAGTCATGGTCACCCATGCTGGGATCACCGTAGAATTCGATAATACACCCAATAAACGCCGTGTCCATATTTATCATCCATCCAATAGTTATATTGAGATAAATGAAGAGGGTAGAATGGTTATCAGGAACAATGATGATAAATATGAAATAGTCCTTGGAGATCACAATATTCATATCGCGCAGGATGAGAATACAACTATTGATGGTGACAGAACCCGTAAAGTTGTTGGTGATGAATCAATAGATATCGATGGTAACCAAAAAAGGGATATCATCTATGATCAAGACCTCACAGTAGGCGGAAACCAAACAGAAACTATTGATCTGAATAGGACAACATTGGTAAAGCAGAATGTTGATATTACAATCGGTGAGGATGAAACAAGAATCATCGAGGGTAGTAGAGCAGAATCAACAGTGGGGAATGAAGTAAATTATATTGAGGGTAATAAAACAGAGAATATAGTTGGCAACAGGACGAATACTATTGATGGTAATCAAGACGAAACAATTCAGGGTCACTTGAATATAACGATAACAGGTCAGTGTACTATAGATTGTAAAGACAAAGTAACAATAAATGCAGATGCCACTGTCGAAATTGACGGTGGTAGTGGTGCGCCTATAGGTGTTGTACAGGGAAATTGTATCTGTGCTCTCACCGGTCAACCACATATGAATGTGTCAGCAACAGTAAAAAGTTCATACTAAAGGAGATAGAATATGGCAGGGATAGACCAATCAGGATACGCAATGGCCGATTTAATTATAGCACAAACAACCGCTGTTACAGCTGGGCAGTTTGAGGGTGGAGATGATGGATCGGCTTATAGAAGAGAACAATTAGCCGCAATGTGTAGAGGAATAATTGCAAACATTGTCGCAGATTTAAAAGCCGTTGGAACTGATACCCATGGTGATGGCCACAATTTAGATTTGGTGTAATATGAGTATTAATCCTTGCGATAGCTTACAATCGAGTTTGGATACAAGTTTGAGACAGATGAACCTTTCACGCTCACAAATGACATCCACATTAAACCTCACAAAAAGTTCTTTGTCTGGTGTCACATCCCCAGCCGGTGATACATTGACGGAGTTGAACAATGCAGAAACTACAGCACTATTAGAGATTAATGAAACTGGAAGTGTAGTATCAAACTACACGGGAAGTTGTCTTAGTAGTGTTTCAAAGGCTCTTGGAAGTGTTACGAGAGATTCAGGTGGTACAGTTGGTAATATACTTGGTAGTATTTCAAGTGCTGATCCAGATGTAACAGCAATGCTTGGAGCTTTATCAAAAGTTTCTGGGCTACAGGGATTAGTTACAACATTAAAAATACCACCCCTCATCACAAAGTTAGATGAGTTAATGACATGTGTTGAGAGTGCCGGTTGTGTTGATGTTGGTACAATGCAAAATTATTTAGATCAAGTTGATAGCTTCCTATCAGATATGTCATTGAGTGATGCTGGGGAACTAGACACAACATCAATGATGACAACGGTTGGGCTTGATACAGAGATACAGGATAGTGTAGCAAGTGGTATTGAAAAGGTTACCAGTATGAAAGAAACCATTGGATCGGCGGCAAGCGGATTATCTGGTGGGTCGAGCATATGGAATAAAGTAAAAAACCTATCAGCAAGATTTTAATGAATTTTTTATATAAATATTAGAGAGGGTAATAATAAATGGGCTGGAAAGATTTTGACATTGAACTTAATAAACAACAGGGTGGTGATGTAAAAGCCATGACTGATGTTGATGCTATAAAAAATTCCCTTACTAATATTGTACAAACATTCCAAGGTTCTCGGAGAATGATACCAAATGCGTTTGTTGATATATATAGAACATTGTTCGAGCCGATGGATAGATATACGGCTGAACGGCTTGGTAATAACATATTAACAGCCATTGAGAAATGGGATGATAGAATCGTAATCGATGCCATTAACGTGGATGCTGATTATGATAATAATTTATATAAAATAATTATCGAATTTAGAATAACCACATCGGATGAAATTGAAACAATGGAAGTTATTCTGAGAGCTATATGATGAAATTTGGGAAATACTTATTAGAAGAAAATATATTCTTAACAATGAAACCGGATGATTTTGTTACCAAAACAAATATCAATCTTCAAAGAGAATATGATAACCTCAATAAGAGTTTGTTTAATAATGAATTAGAAAAATACCCGTTAAAATGGTCTAATAGAAAGGGTGTTGGTGGTACAACAGTTTCAACAGGTGTTAAAAATAAACCTTCAACATGGGTTTTGAAACACATAGAAATATCATTGTATTATGAAACCACATACGGGGATTTTCTAAATGTTCTTGCTCATGAAATGATACATGTAAAACTTACTCAGGAAAAAACATCAGACCCTAGTGGTGGCCACGGAATATTTTTCAAAAGTGAGATGAACAGAATAAACCAGATGAATAAAGGAATTAAGATCACCAACAAGATGGATTTAACCAATAAAGCCCCTGTAAAAACCGGTGGGAAAATTAAACATGTTGCTGTTGCTATGATAAAATTTAGTAATGAGAAAGGTATTGTGGTTTATAACTTTAAAAATATTAGTAGAATACTTGAGACATTCAGAGCGTACCCAGCGGCATGGTATATTGATAAAACAATTTACTTTGTCAAGTCAGATGATATACGATTATCAAAATACCCAGTTAAGAGATCACAATCTGGGAATTTTGGATATTACACCATAGATGATGCTACTTGGAATGAGATAAAATCACAAGGTAGATCAATAGAAACACTATAATGATACTTGAGAATTATGAAAAAATGTAATAAATGCAAAGAAGAAAAACCGATATCATATTTTAATAAAAGAAAAAGAAATAAGGATGGGTTGGAACACTATTGTAGATCGTGTATGGTAATATTAAGAAAAAAATGGGATCATAAGTATTCAAAAACTGACAAATTTAAAAAGTGTCAACATAAATATAATACATCTGAAAAGGGAAAGGAAAAATATAAAAGACATTTCAAGACAGATAAAGGAAAGGAAACACTTAGAAAATATCGATCATCTGAAAAGGGTAAATTAATACAAAAAAGATATAATAGAAAAAACTATAACAGCATATCGGGATCAATGAGAGTAAGGATAAACCAATCACTGAAGGGTGGAAAATTAGGGAAGCATTGGGAAGAATTGATAGGTTATTCTCTGGAAGACTTAAAAGAACATCTTGAGAAATTGTTTAGAAAAGGTATGAATTGGGATAACCACTCTTTAGGTGGGTGGCACATTGATCATATAAAACCGATATCATATTTTAATATAGAATCATATGATGATAAGGACTTTAAAAAATGCTGGGTGTTGGAAAATTTACAACCCCTATGGGCAGAGGACAATATGATAAAAGGAGCAAAGATAAATGAGTAATAACCTAACACCCACATTCTTAGAAACAGATTACAACACTTTAAAAGCAAAACTGACCCAGTTGATGAAGAAATCTGATACTTTTAAAGATTATAATTACGAAGGAAGTAATATTTCAATGTTGATCGAATTGGTTTCGTATCTCGGTGATCTCAACACATTTTTCACAAATCTTCTTGCCAAGAATATGTATGAAGATACAGCGGATGTTTATGAAACAGTCCACAGACTTGTAAGACAAAAGGGCTATAACCCACTTGGATATAAGTCATCACAGGTAACTATCACGGCGGCACTTTCAGGTGTTCAGGTTGGTGATGTTTTACAAGTACCGGCATGGACATCCATAGATACCGGACTAACCACAGATAATGGGGATTCAATATATTACACCACCACACAAGATCATGATTTTACAGCTGACACTGCCCCGCTATATGAGTTTGATTTAATAGCAAGAGAGGGTGAGGTTAGTGAACTTGAGTATAAAGGAAGTGATCTGGTTGATAATATAATAATTCTACCATTTTCTACTTTTGACCATGGCTCATATCCTTTTGATATACGAGCAATTCAATTAACCGTTAACGGTACAGCATGGACAAGAATATCTGATTTTTATGAAGACGTTACTGGTCTTATTGATCAAGATAATGTATTCATTTTTAACTATGATAAATATGAGAGATATGTTATTGAGTTCTCATCCTCAAGAAATGTTCCAGAAACCACAGATGATATCAACATTACAATGCTCAAATCAAATGGTGTTGATGGTTCTATAGGTGCTGGAACAATCACAGAAGCAGATGATAACTTTGTTGTGAATGTTACAAGAGGAGTGATTTTATCTACAATGGGTAAGGATGATCTTGATTCATTCACAAATACAGAGGCATCTTTCGGGGCTGCAAATCCTGAAACAGTCGAGCAAATGAAAAGTAACTCAAAGGCGGTTGTTCATTCACAGCTGAGAAATGTTACTACTAAGGATTATATAAGTCATTTAAACGGTAGAGGTGATGTTGTTGCGAGTAACGCATGGGGAGAACAGGAAGAGAACGCTGGAAATACCCTAGAATATAATAAAGTATATATTAGCCTTATACCACCTCGTAGCGATGCAACATATTTCATTAACGGAACATTAGATATGGTTGCTACAACGTGGGAGTATTCTCAGGACCATACGATAACAGGAACGATATACCTTCCATCACCATCTGGATATAATACAGATTTTAAAGAAGATGTTTTACAGTATCTTGAACCACGTAAGCACATAAACGTTTATGAAACCTTTGTAATTCCAAATCTTGTGTATTTCAGATTTGAAATAGGTTTAAGAATAAAACGTATCTACAATTTCAATGATGTGAGACAGGCAGTTCTCGACAAATTAACATATTATTTTGATCCAATGTTCAGATCATTTGGTGAAAAAGTAAATTTCCTTGACATACATGACTTCATTCTTAATGAGGATATCACATCGGACGATTATGACTTCGCAAATATTAGGGGTATTCAGAACTTGGTATTCAGGGATGTTGTTACATACACAGACAGTTTATCTGGGGCCGACAAAGAAGAAATTTTTGAACCTTCAAGTTCTCAGTATCCACAGTTTGTAAATTCAGCGTATTCTGGATATGTTGATAACGTTATGCGACCAGTAAAACTTGATAGAAAACAATTTCCGGTTATAGCCGATAATCATTGTACCTTTATAAGCGAAGGATAATTAAATGCCAAAACTATCAGATAGTCCATATTTTTTACTGAAAGAATATTTTGAGCAAACAGTTATTGCCCCATCTGAAATTGAAGAGGGCGAGGCTCAATTAATATGGATTAATTTCACAAGCAGATTAGCCGACGGTTCATTTTTTCAGGTTCCGATCACACTAACGGATTCTGAAACGATCAGCGGCGGTGTGCAGTTTATAAATGATAATAATATAACTTGGAATATCAGATACTTCGATGAAGAAGCAGAGATGGTCAACTCATACCTCATAGGGTCACAGACATCAATGGTTACAGAGGGTGCTGGTACAATAACATTATATATTGAGGATCATGATAAAGGTTTCAGGCCGGTGCTATTATCATTCAAATCACTTGCAGAGAATATGTTTTCTTTTGAACTTTCCCCTGAGTTAATATACACGGAAGGAACAACCATAGTAGAATCGATTTCTGGAATAGCATATGAATATAATGAGTATGATTATACAACCACAGAGATAAACCCAATTGATAATGCAATGAAAGTTTATTTTAGAAAAGATTCATTCTTCCACAATTGGCTTCTGACATATGCAGAAGATTTATTTTTAAGTAAATGGGATATAAAACTTAACATCAAAAAATACATAAATACCGATAAGACATTCATATATTTCGGTAAAATATTCAAAACCTCTGGGGTTTAATTAAATGGGAAACACATATCATATAATATATGATGGTCTAAAAGATTATGTTAAAAAGACTGTCCCAGTTCATCAACAAACTGGAAAGTTCAGCGAGTTTCTGGAAATATATTTTGACAGGGTACAGTCAGAAATTTATAACCTTCAAAAAAATATATGGACTTTATTAGACCCGATGGAGATTGACCCTGAGTATCTTGGTTACCTCTCAAAATTCTATGATATGGGTGATATCACTGATATTAGCACAGAGACATTAAGAAACAGAGAGTTCGTAAGAGATTTACCATATCTTCTAAAAAGAAAAGGAACAAACAGTTCCATATACGATATATGGAAAGTAATAACACAAACAAATAACTATATAAACATATATGAAAAATGGCATAGTTCATCAATTACCGGAACGGTTCCAACAAGTGCGGTGACAGAATACAATTATGTTAACCGACCAGAATATGACTACGATGTGACCCTCAGAACGGACGGTGCTGGTGAAGATTGGTATAAGGATGGATCATACCCATCTTCTTTTGAAAGCACAACAGATGTCCAATCAACGGGTTACAGGATAGAACTTGATATGTGTAAAGAACCCATAACAAACACAGCAATTCTACCAAAAGATATATGGGACAGACTTTATGAGTATTGGGAATTTATAAAACCAATAAACAGAGTTTCAGAGTATAGTATTGTTTTGGCCCCTATATGTGACTTCACCGGTGGTGATGTAAGTTTATACGATGTACCAAGCAAAACAGCATACTGTATATCAAGACAGAACATATATAATCTATGGGAAAATGGTGCTCATATAGAGATCGTTAATATACCATCAACAGAATGGACAATAACCCACGATCTAAGCAGAGCGAATGTTGTAACAGCGGCATATAACTTTGATTTTGAATTAATATTCCCAGACAAGATTGAATACATCGATAGCGATACAGTTATTGCAATATGGCCAGAACCGACAACAGGATATTTCTTCACAAGGATAGTTGATTATTATCAGGAAAGAAGAACACCGACCACGGATATCTGGAAATTCAAACATTTACAGGCTCACAATGCCGGTGGGGAGTTGATCATACAGTTTAGATTACCTAACGAGATTCCAGAAGAAAAGGTAATGATAAACGATCTACAGCTTATAGATATTACACCGGACGATGAAACAGCGTTGGTTGATACAAACTATTATGTTGATACACCGATACCAGTTGAGACTGATGCACTTATAAAAGCATCGGACGCTATTGTGTTCCAAACAACACCATCAGATACATGGGAAGTCCTTCATAACCTACACTACAAGGGTGTTATAGCCAGTTGTTATGATAATGATGGAAGACAAATGGTTCCAGATAAGATAGAATTGATATCTGAGGTTGTTATGAGAATCCATTGGCCTGAACCAGTAACAGGTTATACAAGCGTTGTAGCGATAGGTAACATTGACTTCTATGACGTACTACTTGAAATACTCGAAGATGAGCAGTTATCCCCTATATGGCGCATCAATAGTGTTGAAAACGGACTGATTGCACAGCTTTCGGAGTATGACGATGAGGGTGTAATTCCAAGAGATACTATTTATGAAGATGATAATTACTATTATCTGTCATTTCCGCTACCAAAAGAAAACGAATATACCATCAGAGAACTTGGTATTCTTAATCAGAACCAAGAGTTGTTGTTCTACACAAAATGCAGTGAATTATATAAACCAGAAAATATTGACATGACTATTCATTATCGTATAAAAAAATAATATTATTTTTTTATATAAATACTATTGATATGCCCAAGAAACTATCATATGATTATGTAAAGGAGCAGATTGAAAAAGAAGGATTTGAATTAGTAAGTAAAGAATATATTAATTCCAAGATTAAACTAAAAGTTGTGTGTCCAGAGAGGTATGAATATAAAGTAACATGGAATAGTTTCAATAGTGGTAGTAGATGTCCTGAATGTGATTATAATAAAAAGACTTCCAAAGTAGAAATTGAAATTTTTGAATATATTAAAACATTATATATTGGCACTCATTTAGTAGTGCTAAAAGAAGAGACACTATCAAAAACAACAATGTAAAGAAAAGGGTATTGGTTTAATGGTAATTGATGAAGAAATTTATAATTTTAACAAAGAAAAATGTTTAAATAAAATAGTGGAGTTTATAGAATAATGAAAAAATACAATAAAAAGGAATTTTATCATGTCGAGAGTCCATGAATGGCAGTTTTTACTTAACCGAGAAGGTCAACCAATAGCAGATACCAGCGTCTATATATACCTCGCTGGTACGGAAATTCCAGCACGAATATTCACTGATGAAGTTGGTGGCACAATGATCGATACAGAGCCACAGGTTACCACAAACGCTAACGGTTTTTTCCAGTTCTGGATCGCAGATAACACAGAACAAAATGGATATGATATCAGCCAGAAATTTAAAATAAAATGGGCAAAAGCGGGTGTTGCATCAGGATATATTGATTGGGTCGATGTCTTCCCAAAAATTCAACAGGCCGTTGCTGTGGATGAGACAGACCAAACTTCTGTTTTTAAAGATAAATTGGTCAGCAACAGACTTGCTTATCAATGGGAGGAACATAGAGGCTGGACATATGTGGATGGATGGTCTAATCTACATGGTTTAGCCCCCGTAAATCTAACAGAACAAGACACAACAGACAAAAATAAATTAATATCAAATGGTAATGGTTATAAATGGGAAACCCATGTTAATAAAACAGACCCAACAGATGCACATGGTATGGGGGCCGCTGATCTAACCAGTACCAATACCGCCAAAACTAAACTGATCGACAACAACACTTTAAAAACTTTTAATGACGATCGTTTGGTTCAGTATTCCTACACATTGATTGGTGGTGACCCAGGAGTTGTTCCGTCATCAAATTGGGTTAAACCAAATGTTGGTGTCGAATTCTATTATACAGAGATAAATATAGCTAATGGTTACGAAGAGACATCATTTCCGGTTGTTCAGCTATGGGATACAGATACAAGAAAAGACATTAAAAATATAGACGTTTATCTTGGTGATGAGACACATGTTTATGATGCGGGGCAGACAATAACACTTGAGATAAGTGGAGCGATTCCACCTTCATTAAATGCTAAAATATTATTTAGAAACGGGGATATAGGTTCTGGTACTCCATAATGAGACTCTACAAATACATACAGTTATCATCTAAAGATCGGGACATCCTGAAATTTAGAGCAATCAACATTGGCCTAACAAATGAGAAGACCAATTATGATGATGTAGTGTTGCGTATTCAGAAGCAATTTGTATTAAAGGCAGACGCAACAGCGTTACTTAATAAGATAAACGAAGAGTTGGTAAGATTTTACAGTGGGAAATATCGATTTGACTTCATTATTGATGAAGGGGTTGATGTTGATAGCATAAAAATAAGAGATAAAAAGCGTATTGATCTACTAAAACAGAAAGTTTTTGAGTTCAATGAGGAACTTAACTCCATAAAGGAAGAATTTGAATCAAAAATACAATAAATTCCGAAGTTTAGTTTACATTTTAACAAAAATGTGTTATTATTATAGTAATAAAAAAGAGGGAAAAAGATAAATGACAAATAATTACTATATTAACAATTCAGAATTAGCCACAGAATTAGAATTTTTTAAAAAAACCTGTCAGTATAATAAGAAAGGTAAGTACGTAAAAGGAAAGATAAGTGAGGTTCTTGGTGAGATGATTTTAAGGATCGCCACCAACCTTGGGAATGATCGCTGTTTCGTAAACTATACATGGAAAAGTGATATGGTTGCCGAGGCTGTTTTTACCTGCGTTAAATACCTACACAATTATGACAAAGAAAAAAGTGGGAACCCGTTTGGTTATATCACCATGATATGCAGACATGCTTTCCTTAACTTTATCGCAAAACAGAAGAAACACGCAAAGATTAAAGATGTTTGTTTTAATTCTGTTGATGAGCTAATCGAGGAAGAAAATGAATCCTATGCTCAGAGGTCAATAAATTATTCGATTTTGAAGATATCGAAAAAATAGGAGATATGTAACATGCCAATGAAAATACTTGGTGCAAACGGTCTTATCGGTGGAACACCAGAATCATTAGATAACATTCCAAGCAATGCTGTAAACGATGGTGACTTGGCATTAGTATTGAATGGTGAAGAATGGAGTTTTTATATTTTAGATGGTGATAACGGCGGTGCCGAAACATTACCAAATATAATTGTACCAGATGATATTATTCCAATTGGATCATCACCAAAGCGTTGGAAATTGATTGGTGGTGGCGAGAACACCGCAAATGTAATTATTCAATCCGGTTCAGGTCTTTTCACAAATATTATCACTGCCCCAGGAGATGATCTTCATATTACCTCATATGAAAATGGTGGTATTACCATCAACAACGCAGGTGATTTAATTGTTGAGAATGATGCATATTTTGAAGAGGATATTTATGTTGACGGTCAAATAATATCAACGAACACTACTCAAGCACCGATGATTGTTTCATCGAGCATTATGGTTGTTGGATTGAACACAGAGTTTGTCGGTGGGGTTGGTGGTGATGATCTAATGACCAGAGATGGTTCAAGGACTTTTTCAGCACCAATCGTTGGAGTTACCCCAACAGCACCGACTCATTTAGTAACAAAAGCGTATTCGGATGCTCATGGTACTGCTTTAAGGGGCACTGAAAGTATACCAAGTGGGGTATCAAGTTTGAGTGTTACATTCTCATCGGTGTTGGCATCTGCAAACTATATAGTAATTACAGAAGTCACAAACGTTGTTGATGCAATACCATCTGTTTATGCCAAGGTGGTTACAGATAAACAGACCACTGGTTTTACCATCGATTTCAGTGATACTATTGACAGTTCAAACTATAAACTACAGTATTTGGTTGCCCTGTTGTAATATTTATTATAGAACAAAACCTCTGACGCTTCTCATAAGAACAGCTGTAACAGCGGCGGTTATTTTTAGGGTGGTGGTTTACACTTCACCTTATTTTTAGTATAATGTGTGTATATAATTTGGAGAATGTGAATGAAATTTATCTTGTTAGCAGACCCACATAGTGGGGTCAAAAAAGCAAACGATCATTGGCTTGATTTGTTTTTAGTTTTATACTCACAGATATGTGAAGAGGCCAAGAAAAGAAGCATCAAGCATTTCATATGCGTTGGTGATCAATTCCATAACCGCAGTTCTATCTCTGTAAAAACCCTATCAAAGAATGTTAAAGTTAGAAGATTACTACAGGATACATTTGATGAGTCTTATTTTATTGTGGGAAACCATGATATGTTCTATAAGGATCAACACATGCCATCGGCACTGGAAATATTCTCTGATCACAAAGGCATTACTATAGTTGATAAACCAACAACCCTCGACAAAAATATCGTTCTTGTCCCTTACTTATTTGAGAATTCTATTTTCAAAACCCCCAATATTGATTTTATGATCGGCCATTTTGATATTAATGGTATCAGATTGAATAAATCAGGGGTAGAGTCAAAGGGCTTCACATTAAACCAATCAGACTTCAAAAAATATAAAAGAGTTTTCTCAGGCCACTTCCATACAAAAGGTGATTATGGGAACATACACTATCTTGGTTCACCATACCATATGGAATTCGGTGACGATGGGGCACGGGGGTATTATATATTTGATACCGAAACAAACGAGTTAGAGTTTATAGAGTTTTCCGATGCACCTAAATTTGTTACTGTTACCCATGATCAATTGACCGGACGTGAAGATGTCAATGGTAACATAGTAAAACTTGTATTCACTGAGGACATAGGGACCAACGAGTCACAAAAGATTATCAACCAGATGAATGAATGGGAGCCACTACAGCTAATCCCAAAATTCGACTTCGATAAAAAATTCACCAATACCAAACAAATAGAGGGAGAAGAGGTAGTCATAAAAGATAACAAGGAACTATTAAAGGGGTATATAGAAGAATCAGGTATACCAGAAAATTTAAATAAAACAGTTCTCTTAGATATAATTGATACTTTTTATAAAGAGTTGGTGCAATAACTTATGACACCAGAATTATATCTTTTTATATGTGAAAAAGAATGTATATGTTGGATGTGTAATCTATCATATGTAAATATTAATTTCGAAAGAGTGGTTGTTAAAGTTCATATGACAAACGACAATCACGATATTGAAGAAATAGAGAGGAGAAAAGACTTCCTGACATGGATAAGACCATCAGAATTAAATACGTGGTTGATAGATGAAATGCCTTTATATGAGTATGAACAATTACTCGATGCTTTATGGGATACTGAAAAAATCATACCATATATTGTTATAAAACGAATAACAGAAGGTAAGACAGATTACAAACACTTAGAGGAAATATATGGAACGAATTGAAATAGTAAAAATTGAATGGAGGAATTTTCTCTCGTATGGTAACCAGTGGTCATCGTATGAGTTTAAAATCGGTGTTACTCTGATCAAGGGACATGATAACGACAAGAACAGATCAAACGGTTCCGGTAAATCATCGTTCCTAGAATCACTTGTTTTTGGTTTATTCGGTACAACCATAAAGCCCATTAAAAAATCTGGTATCGTTAACTGGACTAATAAGAAGGGTTGTGAGGTAATGGTCTATTTCAAAAGAGGTGTGAACGAATACAAGATTCACAGGGGCTTAAAGCCAAATGTATTTGATTTCTATATCAATGGGGTAGTTCAACCAAAATTAGCAAAAGTAATCGACTATCAAATAATGATCGAAGAAGACTATCTTGGTATGGACTTCAAGACATTTAAAAATCTTGTTCATTCAAATCCCAATAACTCAATATCATTGTTCGACACACCGAAAGGTGAGAAGAGAGAATTTCTTGAAAAACTGTTTGACTTGGGAATGTTTTCTGAAATGAACAAACTCATAAATGATAAATTGCAAAAGATACAATCTGGAATTATTGAAGATACCAATAATATTGAGAGCAATAAAAGAGTTATCAATGTTTTAAACTCTGATATAGATGGGGTTGATAGACAGCTTGCTGATATTTTGATACGTGATGACAGCGAACTTGATAAATTGGAAGAGGTTGCCAAGGAGATAATTACCCGTGGCGTGTATGATAAAGATGTAGATACAGAAAGGAAACAGCTTTTAGAGGATAGTGCAGAATTAGGAAAAGCAAGAGCATTGTTTACTGAGGTTGACAACTACATCACAACACAGGAAAACGATTTAAAAGTAGCTAATCGTGATATTGAAAAAATAAACATTACCGACACCAAAACTTCCTTGGAAGTAAAGGAAACAAAATATAATACTTTAATCGCCGCCGATCTCCCAACAAGAAAGAAAAAGAACTTAGAGGAAGAGATTACCCTAAAGGGTGAGATAAAAAAAATAACAAATTATATTGTTGAAATTAAAGAAGTCATCGCTGGTAGCAGGGGTGAATTAAAAGCGTTCCCTGATCCTGAGAATATTAAAGGGAAACATAAATGCCCAACATGCTACAGTGACGTTGATTATGATCATATCAAGGTCGAAATTGAAAAACTTAAAAAACCTATTGAAGAGAATATCAACACCAATACCTTAAAAGAAAAAGAGTTAACAACTTTAAAAGCTGGTTTCGAAACACAGATCACAGATATTGAAAGTAAGATCAAAACAATAGATGGATATATCAGAGAATCTGAACAGTTAGCGATTGATATTGAGAGGATAAAGAATGAACTTTCTACAAAAGAAGCAGAACTTGAAGCCCTTGAAAAACAAAAAGTGATATACACCCAATCACTTGCAGAGAAATATTTAACACGAACACCATTGACAGATGAGTTAGCAAAAGCTAATGTCAAGTATGATGAACAACAACAATATATAAGGGATATAGAAAAAGATAAAACATTATATGAGTTTAATCGTGATCAATTGGCTTCTATAAAAGAGTCAAATGAAAAGGCTATAAAGCAAAAGGAACAAATTCAGGCAAACTACACAAAGAAGGTTACCGAGAGAGATGATCTTCAAGCAAATAACAATAAACTCATAGGTGGATTGAATAAAAATAATACCGCTAAAGATTATCTCTCTTATCTAAAAAATAGCTTGAAGGATGAGAATGTTAAGCAATATGCTATCAGTTCGATGATACCATTTATCAACAGACAGACAAATCATTACTTGTCAGAGACAGGTCACTCGTTCTATGTGAATATCGATGGATGGCTTGATGCCCAGATAATGGGGCCAGGAGTTCATGACTGTGAATATGGGAATCTATCTGGCGGTGAGTCAAAATCAATCGATCTGGCGATGAAATTCGCATGTAATGACGTTGCAAACCTACAATCTGTTGCGGCCTGTGATATCTTAATACTTGATGAGATACTTGATAGTAGTATTGACACACAGGGACTTGAACAACTTATTGATATAGTCCAAGTAAAACAGAAAGATAATAATTTAAAAGTGTTTATAATATCACATAGAGATGAAGTTAATGATATCGTTTTCGACAACGAGATTTTGATCGAAAAAAAGAATGGTTTCAGCAATATAAAGGAGTTATAATGAGAGTATTTGGAAACTACGATAAAGCAAAGGAAAGTTTAGATGCAAAGAAAAAATATTGGATAAATTCACGATGTCCTTTTAATGGTAATTTATGTGGATCAAGTTGTGCATTGTTCCATTTGAGTAAAGATGAAAACGGTGAACCTCATTTTGTAATATTGGGATGCAAGGGAAAAGAGTTACGAATTTATATTGACGAAACAATAGAATAAAAGTAACAACAGTGAGGACATCATCTTTTCACTTGACAAAATATTGATTTTGTGTTATAATTAAGTATTATGAGTAAGAAACTAACATATGAATTTGTAAAGGAGAAAATTGAAAAGGAAGGGTATAAACTTTTAAGTAAGACATATAAAAATAATAAAAATAAATTAAAAGTAAAATGTCCAAAGGATCATGAGTCCAAAATAAGATTGAGTAATTTCCATTATGGTCAAAGGTGTCAAGAATGTCCTTCTTGTGCGATAGACAAAAGAAGACATTCATATGAGCATGTAAAGGAATTAATTGAAAAAGAAGGGTATACTCTTTTAAGTGAAACATATAAAAATAACAGAAAAAAATTAAAAGTAAGGTGTCCAGAAAACCATGTATATGAAACAACATATTATAGTTTTAAAAGCGGAAGGAGATGCCCAGAATGTGCTGGTAATAAAAAACTAACATATGAACATATCAAAGAACAGATAGAAAATGAGGGTTATGCCCTTTTAAGTAAAGAATATAAAAACGCCAATAATAAATTGAAAGTAAAGTGTTCTAAAGGACATAAATATAAAGTTAACTGGGGTCATTTTCAACAAGGTGTTAGATGTCTTGAATGTTCAGGTAGTAAGAAACTAACATATGAATTTGTAAAGGAGAAAATTGAAAAAGAAGGGTATAAACTTTTAAGTGATAGTTATAAAGATTCCAGAACTAAACTAAAAGTAAAATGCCCAGAAGGACACGAATACTCGGTTAAATGGAATAATTTTCAAATTGGTCAAAGGTGTCCAGAATGTTATGCTGAATCATCAATATCAAAACCTGAAAAGGAAGTTTTGGAATATGTTAAAACTCTTTACGGTGAAGTAATTTCAAATGATAGGACTCAGATTGTCAATCCAGAAACAGGTTGTAATCTTGAACTGGATTTATGGATTCCAGAGTTGAATAAGGCAATTGAGTTTAATGGTGTTTATTGGCACTCATCATACTATACTAAAAGAAAAGACAAAATAAAGAAACAACAATGTGAAGAAAAAGGTATTGATTTAATGATAATTGATGAAGAAATTTGGAACCTTAACAAAGAAAAATGTTTAGACAAAATTAGAGATTTTATATTAGTTTAAAATAAGCGGGTATGATAAGCCAAGGGCATTGGTAAACTGGACACCAGCCAGTAAATAAGGGGTTCGACTCCCCCTTCCCGCTCCAAAAATAAAATAAAGGAGAAATATAAAATGACAATGAGCAGATTTGAACCAGCCGAGCAACAAGTGTATGATATGGTGTTTTCAGTAATGAAGAGTGGTTTTCCACATTTGGATCAATCCGTTTTTCATATTGTATGGGACACTAAGAAAAGAGCATCAGGGGGTAAACTTGTAGTTGCCCGTATTCAGAAAACAAACGACCTGTTGCGCCATTTAACACTTACAAATGACATGGTAGAGGCAGATTATATACTTTATCTTGACAAACTCGTATTCGAGCATATAAGTGAGTTGGACAAGGTTCGTGTTATCCGACATGAGCTACAGCATTGTGACGTTGATTTCGAGAAGAAAGCACCATATGGAATAAGGGATCACGAAATAACTGATTTCTTCGAGGAAATCCAGAAAAATGCTGACGATCCTCGATGGTGTGAGAGAGTTGATACCATTGCAGAATCACTATATGACAAAGAGGAAAGTGGTGAGCCGGTAGAGGAAGAAAAAGAGGAAAATTAATTGAAAAAGATATTCATAATAAATGGTGCGGCCAGAAGCGGTAAGGATACTTTTGTTGAGACTGTAAGAGAAGTGTCTGGTGTTATACTCCACAACATATCAAGTGTTGGGAATGTGAAGGAAGCGGCCACAATACTTGGATGGGATGGAAAGAAAGATGAAAGAGGTAGACAATTCCTTTCCGATCTAAAAGATATATCCTCTAAGGTTTATAATGGCCCGTTAAGTTTCATGTTAGCCAATGCGCTTTGTATAACCCAGGGTTTGATTTTTTTCCACATAAGAGAACCGGATGAAATAACAGAACTCAAGAAGAAATGTGAAGAACATTCTCTTGATGTAAGCACAATACTGTTGAAAAGACCTGATATCACACAGTTCACTAATCACGCAGATCAGAATGTAGAGAATTTTGAGTATGATTATATAATCAATAATGATGGTAGTATAAAAAAGTTAAAAAAACAAGTAATAACATGGTTCAAAGGTTTACAATTGCAGTAAAAAGTGTTATAATATAGTAAAGTAAATAGGAGAAAGGAATGAGTATAGGTGAATTAAGGGATAGACTTCAAAAAGCATCTAAAGGAACACATGTAAGCATTCTCTCGGAGAGTACAATTGCAACAGAAAGAAATTGGTTCCCAACCCCATCATATGATCTAAACAGGATATTATCAGGCTCTCTTTATAGAGGGATTCCGAGTAAATGTCTTGCGTTGCTTGTGGGGCCAGAAGCGTCTTTTAAATCATCCATGATGTGTTTATGTGCAGTAGAAGCTCAGAAACAGGGATACACTGTTGTTGTGATTGACACAGAAGGTGCGTGGACAGGGGACTTCGTTTCAAGATGGGGTTTAGACGCTGAGAAAATGATATATATTTATACTCCTTGGATTGATGAGATTTTTGTCTTACTCGGTGATATAATCACAGCAAAGGATAAAAAACTTTGCTTGGTTCTTGATTCTCTCGGTGGTCTTGAGAAATTAAAATTAGTCAAAGACAGTAATGATGGAAAAGCAAAAGCAGATCAAGGGATGCTTCAAAAAGAAATGAAACGTATGCTAAAAATGATCCTTAACATTTGCAAGGGTCAGGATAGTTCAGCATTAATGTCAGGGCATTATTACGGTAACCCTACTGGTTATGGTGATGCAGAACAGATTGGTGGTGGTAAGTTTGCAAAATTAGCCCCCGATATGATTGTATCGTTAAAGAAAACACAGCTTTATGAGAACCCCACCGCTGCCGCAAAGGATAGGATAGTAATAGGTAATCAGATCAGAGCAATAACAATGAAGAATCGGTTCGCCCCCCCTTTCCAAGAGGCTACAGTACAAATAAACTACCATGATGGTATTAATAAATACGCTGGATTGGTTGATATGGCTTTAACATGTGATATTATCGTAAAGGGTGGTGCATGGTTTACATTACCTGGTGGTAAAAAAGTTCAGGGTGAAAAGGCGGTTTTAGAGGCATTTGCCGAAAACCCAGATGAAATTCTTAGACAGTTAGAGGAGATTATAAGTAAAACAGGTTATTCAACCACCAATGAAGAGTTGAAACTTGCACAGGAGATTGTCAGTGAATAAAGTAATGAAAGTTCTGAACAGTGAACCTCTTGAATGTGTAAAAGACTGTGAGTTTCTTTGTAAATTAGATCACGGTGACCATTGTGATTATCATAAAACAATGTTGGTAACTGTTGATGATAAGGTTATCCGATGCAGACAATGTGAGCGTCATGAACATTATAAGATTCTCACCGATCATGTAAATAAAGTAATTGATAAATATAATTTCTTTGTAAAAGATATGGATGAAAAGATAGATAGACTTTGCTACCTTGTAGACAGGGTTAACGAAAAAATATAAAAAAAGGAGAGGTGAAATGGCATTAGAAATGGGATTATATGTAATTGAGTATGACACAAAACAAACGAGTTGGAAGGTAAACATCGCCGCTCATAGTTCAGAAGAGGCTGTAAAGTACCTAAAATCAAGGGTATCGAAAATTCTCAGAATAAAATCAATGTCTATGAATAATAGGATTGATGCTATTACCAGTGAGATATTAAACAAACTTGCAAAAGTACAAACTCTCGAAGTGGAAAAAATAGTAAAGGTTGAAAACACAGTCGAGGTTGTTAAAATGTTGTGCCCGTATTGTGATAGTGAATTTGCTTCCAAAAAGGCTGTGAAAGGTCATATTACAAAAATGCACAAATAAGTCAGAGAGATATAATGTCTAAAAAGATAATACTGTATAATGTTAATGCAACATTAGCATTAGAGTTAAGCAAAGTAAACACAATAGTTCCTTTACAGAATATTAACAAATCTGTTAATGTTGTTTTTATTGATTGGATACCTACGAGAAAAAAACCTAACAAGGAAATGATCGAACAGATTCAACTCACTGAATTTTGCGTCAAGAACAATATCAAACTTGTTATCTTCGACAGACATAGAGGTATAACAAACCAAGAGTTCTCGTATTTAAAGAAACACAGAACAGTATTCTTGGAACCAACTATAATTAACAGGGAAGGTTTTTTATCCCACCCTCTTTGGTTAAGAGTTCCAAAAAGTTCAAAAGATATGAGCATCAAACCATTTCTTAATTCGAGGGAGTTTGATCTTGGTTTTGTTGGTGACTCCACTGGTAGGATCAGCGGGATAGATACATTTTTCTCAAAGATTAATGGATATGGTGATTATAATGTTACCATAACATCGAAACAATTAAGTGATCTCAAGAAACTAGAATATGAAGAGTTTGGGATAGATACCGAAAAGGGTAGATACACACCACCAAACATGAGATTCACTGTTATCGTTGATACACCAGCTGCCTATACATCTGGGTTTATGAATTCCACTCTTATTACGGCATTGGAAAATAATGTTATTCCCCTGTTACCGGACGCTCACAGGTTCTATCACTCCATGTTTCGTGGGTTTGTTGTTGAGAACGAAATGGATGTTGCTCGATGGCTTAATGTACCGGTTGAATCTGGGTTCGGATGCACGGTGATGATGGCCGAAAATATATTGAAATACTTTCCAGAAATGGAAGTTAAAAACAATGCTAAAATACTGACAAAACACTTCTAAGAGGTATTAATGACACGGGAAAAATTGTTGATCATACAACCAAATAAAGCTTGTATGTTTAAGGATGTCTGTATATATTCAGAATCTAAATGTGGACCATGTAAAGGAATCGACCCAACAAGAAAAAACAATTTTTAAGTGTGAAATGTTTGAGATGATGTCAAGAGGAATTGATTAACAAAGTGTTAACAGTAAAATTAAAAACAAATAATCCTAAAATATTATGTGTGACCCCTCTCAAAAACGGGGATACTGTTTCTAAACAGACAAAGGTGACGATAAAAAGAAATAAAATACCTTTTAATTGGATCACGTTTGAGGGGCCACACAATCCAGCAAAAAATATGGAACTTGGTTTACAGAAGTATAAAGAAACCTATGACTCCATCCCACCATATATAATCAAAATCGATAACGATATAACCATGTCCAGAGGTATGTTGGACAAAATGTATAACACCATTGAAAACTGTAAATCAAAATTCGTTGCATATTGTTATTGTGGGTTTGAGTTCACAGGTGCATTAACAAACAAGTTTCCGGTTGCTAATTTTGATGCCAGAAGATTACTGCAAGGGAATTATATATCTTTCATGTCCCTTATCAATTCAAATATTCTCGAAAAGATTGGTGGGTTAGAAACAGATGATAGCATGTTCAGGCTCCTAGATTGGGCACTGTGGCTTAAATTTTTATACTATGGTCACATAGGCATCCCATGTATAAACGCTGGGTTTACGGCTTATGCAAGCCCTGATAGCGTGTCTGCCCGTGGACAAGAGGATTATACAGAGAAACATGTAGTTGTTAAAACCAAATGGATTGACCCTATCATAGAGAAATATTCAAAAAAAGAACCTACAAATAAAAAAACACCTTGACACAATCATTATATATGGTATAATAAGCTATATAATTATTAATCTATTTTTGGAGACTGACATGGAGCATAATGACGAACTTAGTGCCTGGGAATATTTAGAAGATCAAATGCCGCTGGATATGGCGTACTTTCTTTTAGAGTGGTTTAACACTGTATTTACATATCCTTTGGATGAGTCAGAGTATGATGACCTTGACGCTTTAATTGAAATGGTACAAAATGGACAAGTAGTTTATAAAAGATGTCCACTGTGCTATAATGATGGCTATGAGATTGATGTTCATGATTGGTCGAGATTTCAAGGTGTTATGGATAATAATGATGTCTGGCACGGTATGTTCGTAAATATTGACGGACTCGAGCACGAAATTTGTGAAGAGTGTTATGATAATAATGTTTATTTAAAATGAGGGTGTAACAATGGAAATTTTTAAGTTTTTAGCAATACCGATAGCGTTGTTTTCTTTTGCGTTTATGGATGGGTTTATAAGAAACGGTCTTGGAATAGAAGGGAAGATGCCGTTATCTATAAGATTTTATCATGTTATATTTTCTATAGCACTGGTATCGGTTGTTTTGTTTGTCATTAATGAAACAGGGAGAATATTTATATGAGTTGCCCGAATCCATGTGACGGTTTTAAAAATCATAACCTTGTTGTTATTCATTTCAGTGATCCTGGCGGTGGATTTACAGGAATCTCAACAGTTGTCAGGTGGTGTAGTGATTGCGGTGCTGTTGTTGCAGATACTGATGTGGATGGTCGTACAAATGCTGGTGCTGAGATGATCATGGGTTTTCTAAAAATAGCATTGAACAATGTTGAATTTGTTAATGCTGAACTTTATAAGCCACAAGCACCAAATGAGCCTGATTTGGTCATCGAAGCTCCAGAACTACAATATGCCACCGAAGGTTTAAAGATAACCAACGATACGATAAAGGGGAAATGTTTGGATAGCATCACCAAGAGATGATGGTGAGTATGGTAAATCATATTATTTTGAAACCCACAACAAAGAAATTTACAAACATCTTAATTGGGTATATGAATCAAGACTGAGGGTGATATAATGGCAGATATGAACGATAAACACATTGCAAAGATGATTTCAGAAGAGTTCTCAGAAGGTCTTGAACGTGCAGCCATGAATTTGTCTGGAAGATGGATTGAACTGTATGGGGAAAGAATGGATGAGGAGTCCCGTAGGAATTGGGCTACATTTCTGTTAGATGAACTCGATAAATTAAATGATACTATGGGGGTAATATGAAACATATAAAATTCCCAGAAATTGGACAATACAGAAATATGATAACCAGTATAAAACAGAGATGTCGATATGCTGGAAAAGATGAAAACGGTGATCCAATTTACGATCCTAAAGTAATACTACCAACAGTTAAATTCTATGGAACCGTGAAACTTCATGGAAGTTGTGGTGGTGTATCATTTGATTGGGACACTGGCGAACTTTGGGCCAACTCACGTAAAAGAGTTGTAACTATCGGTAATGATAATCATGGGTTTGCCTGTTTTGTTCATAAAAACAGCGAATCATTTATTACCATAATCAAAAAGGTAAGAGCACAAGATAGAAGCGATGGTTCTATTGTTACTTTATTCGGTGAATGGTGCGGTAAAGGTATACAGAAAGGTGTTGCTATAAGCCAACTCGAAAAAATGTTTGTTATATTTGGAGTAAAGTACACCAAGACCGTTTCAGAAAACGAGGACATTAGTTGGTGGTCTACACAATGGGGAAATACACGGGATACTGATAATAGAATTTTCAATATCACTGATTTCCAAACATGGGAGATAGATATTGATATTAATAGCCCTGAGCAATCACAAAACAGACTTGCAGATATAACCCTCGGAGTAGAGAAAGAATGTCCTGTAGGTAGATCATTTGGTGTTAAGGGCATAGGTGAAGGTGTCGTATGGTCAACATATGATGGAGTCAATGTTGAACGTTTCAAAGTAAAGGGAGAGAAACATAGCGGGTCAAAGATTAAAAAACTCGCAAAGGTTGATCCAGAAAAGGTAGCATCTGTTCAAGAATATGTTGACTATGCTTGTACAGAAAATCGTATGCTACAGGGTCTTGGAGAAGTATTTGGAGAAGACGAACCAGATATTAAGAAAATGGGTGAATTCATTGGATGGGTTGCCAGTGATATTATTAAAGAAGAAAGCGATACACTGGTTATCAATAATCTTATTTGGAAAGATGTGGCCAGTAAGGTTGCTACAAAAGCTAGGATATGGTTGATCAAAAACTACATGTAAAAAATGACTGTTCAGAAAACACAAATAAGAATCCCTATATCTAAGATTGGTGTTATTAAACACAAACCAAAAAGGGTAGGGTGTTATGATAGAAAATTAAAACATAAAGGAGAAAAGGATGAAAGTTAAAGTATTAGGACACACCCCTCACCCATTAAAAGTAATTTATGCCGGTGCAAGGCAATGTTATAAAGAGGGGTTCATTGGTGATAGTTGTGAAATTGATAGAGCGATGGCTGTCTTTAATGTAAAGAACGAACATGATGGTAATATATCAAAAAGTGAAATGACCAAACTATTAAATAGTTTACTTAAATCAGGGCATCAATCCGTATTTGAACATGTGAATATTACATTTGCCATTGATGGTGTATCCCGTGCTCTGACTCATCAACTTGTGCGTCATCGTATCGCAAGCTATTCCCAGCAAAGTCAACGTTATGTTGACTTGAGAAAAGATCACAGTGGTGATGGTGTTCTTGATGCCCTGTTATCATTTGTTCTTCCACCTTCAATTAAAAACCATAAAAGAGCATTGGAGATTTATAACAAAACCTTACGAGAAATTGTCAGTTCATATAACAAACTGAGACATCTTGGTATCAGTGGTGAGGATGCACGTTATTTGGCTCCAAATGCCTCTAAGTCAAGAATTGTAATGACAATCAACCTGAGATCACTAATGAATTTCTTTTCCCTTAGACTCTGTAATAGAGCACAGTGGGAGATAAGAAATCTTGCTAAGAAAATGCTAACCGAGTGTATAGAAATAATCCCTGAATTATTTGAAAATTTCGGGGCCAAATGTGAACAACTTGGTTTCTGCCCAGAAGATAAGGGTTGTGGTAAATTACTATCACTAAAGGCATTACTTTCAAAGGTAGATGAGGATGGTTGTAAACGAGGAAGACGATTCCTTAAATCATGGAATATAGAAGTTAAAAGCCCCGAAAATGATATAATTATATCCAATGATCAAGAAGAAACAAGGGAGGATGTTTGGCAACCACAAGATTATAGTAGATTTGAATAATTTATATAAATACTCTATAAGAACCTATGGGGGGGTTTATATGAAAAAAATTAAATTTATAGCATTTAAAGGTATCTCCACCATATCAAAGATCATAAGATGGTGGACAGGTGGTGATTATAGCCATATTGCAATCGGTCTTGATGACGACAATACAATAGAAGCATGGAAGCATGAAAATAGAAACCTAAAGTGGGGGTATTTCACGGTAAGTGAGAACCATACTCATGGGACTCAATATGAAATCTGGGAAGTAGAACTTCCAAGTGCTGAGTATCAGGTTTGTATGGACTTTTATAAATGGCTTGCCGATAATAAAATCAGGTATGATTTTATCTCTATATTTTGTTTTGTATTCAGGTTCTTAAAAAATGATAACAATACAAGGTTTTGCAGTGAGGGTGCAGTAGAGCCTTTGATTAACAGTTGTGGGTGGGTTGGGGAACCTTCAAAAACACACCCATCTATGTTTGTAGATATGATAAAAGAATTTGGGGCGGTGAAAGTAAAAGAATCAATAACTTAAATTTGTAAGGGTTAAAATGTATACAAAAATAACAAATAAAAGACATTTAGACAATTTAAAAGAGATAGAAACCTTCCTAAAAGATAGTAACATTCCCTTTGAAGTTGATATTAATGATGAACGCATCTTTTATTTGAATGATGGTATTTTACAATTAAGGTATGTCGATACCGAAAACTTCAAGATGGATTATACTAAAAGATTTGGTATTAAAGGTATTCCACATAATTATTTTATTGATATTACCAAGGAAAATAGAGAAAATGATATCAGAACTATATGGATAAAGGATTGGGAAGTAGAAGAGTCAAAAACAATTGTGGATATCAACGGTGGAGAAATAAAAAATTATAGACGTAAATGGAATGTACTGCAATCATATATAAAAACTGCCACTGGTAATATAGAAACAAGAATATATGCTAGGGATTGTGAAACAAGGGAGGTCACCAGTAAAGAATTACGGGCATTTTTAGAAACAAATTGTTTTTATGGTTATCGTAGTGCAAATAAAAATTTGGGTTTATATTTAAAAAAAGATAAGAATGGTATTAAAAAAGGAACTCTACTGATGGTTTATACATTCGGCTATCCTTTTTTTGGTAAAGGATTGTACGATGTCGAGGTAATTCGAGTTGGTACTAAACTCTTCTGTCAAGTTATCGGCGGCGCAAGTAAACTATTAAAATGTTTCTTATTTCACTTTCCAGTATTGACATTTAGCAAAAGGGATGTTGATGTGAATAAGATTGTTTTTATCGTGGACGCTGACCATAACGATGGAGGATCATTAAAAACTTTAGGGTTTAAATTTGTAAGTCATCAGGGTGCGGGATTCATGAATGTAGAGGCCGCTACAGGTAGGGTATCACAAAGAAAACCAATGCAACACAAGCTAATTATGGAAAGAATGGCAAAAGGTGAGATTTATAGTGTTGGAAATGCTGGTTCTATTATCTACACGATAGACCGTGACGAGTATATGAAAAATGTAAATCTTAAACATATACCCAAATTAACAACATGGGAAGATGATTGGTTTGATAAATGAACGATGAAAACAATCATATAACAACTAAAGTATGTCGTACATGCAAAGAAGAAAAGGATATCAGTAAATTTACTAAACATAAAATTACAAGAGATGGATATAGTACAC